TACTGATGTTCTTACTGTGGCTGAAAGTGCAACGGTTCAGTACTGTGAGTTTAACAACTTGTCAGTACAAGGGACTGCGGACGGAAACAATATCTACCGTGAGTGTGTCATGTTGGATATTGACTTTACTTCCGGATTCATTTTTCAATGTTCTCTAAACGGGACAATTAAAATTAACGGAGGAGAACTTCTTGCGTTGCTGTCCTGCTTCTCAAATAGACTAGCAGGCACACAGCAGCCCATCATTGATTTCAATGGTAATGGTCAGTTAATTCTACGGGACTATCATGGCGCTATTGAGCTAAGGAATCACACGGACACCAGCAACGACGGTGATTTGTGTTTGGACTTCTCAAGTGGTGTCTGTATCATCCACTCAAGCTGTACAGCGGGCTATATGCCTGTACGTGGCGTCTGTCGTGTTGTTGACAACTCACAGGGCGCAAACGTAGTTGATGAGACGGTAAATAACTTAGTGAATACCAATGCATCTGCGCTTGGCGTTATAAATACTGGCGTACAGAAAGCGTCTAAACTTATTCCACATACCACTGATATTTAGTAGAATCAAGGTGAAATTTATGCAGGACAATGAAATGGATCTGAGCATAACCGATGATTTAATCATTGAAACAGAAAAAGACTACGAAGCCATGCAGGAAGATATGGATCGATCTAATGATAAGATTGAGTATCGTGCCATCAGCATGGAAAAAGGCCCGATTGATGAGAAGAACAGAACAGCAATGATTGCTGTATCTTCTGAGGAGCCTGTTGAACGATCTTTTGGAATGGAAGTATTGGAACATAGCGCAGAGGCTATAGACTTGAGTTTCTTAGCATCTGGGCGAGCGCCGTTGCTCTTGGATCATGATCCTAAGCAGCAAATAGGCGTAATTGAATCTGTTGAACTTGACAGCGATGCTCGCAGACTACGAGCTAAGGTGCGTTTTGGACGAAACGGTATCGCCGCTGAAGCGTTTGACGATGTAGTTGATGGTATTAAGGCCAACATCTCGGTCGGATACGCCATCAACAAAATGGAGAAACGTGGCAATGATACGTATGTAGCAAAGTCATGGAGACCCGTAGAGGCAAGTTTAGTATCTATCCCTGCTGACGTGACAGTTGGCATCGGACGTTCAAGCGAGCCTTCCCAACCCATAAAAGTAACTGACAATGGAGTCAAAACGATGGAAAACGTCGAAAACGTAGACGTTGCATCAGTGGAAGCGGAAGCGCGCAAAGCTGAACAACGTAATGCTGCACAAATCGTCGAGCTTGGATCTCGGCACAATAAGTCAGAATTAGCACAGAAAGCTATTCGTGAAGGGAAATCTATTGAAGAATTCCGTGGCGAATTGCTTGAAGTCATTGGTTCTGACAAATCATTGGCAGAAGAAAGCATTGGCCTAACTCAAAAAGAAGCCAAGAGATTCTCAATTCTTCGTGCTGTAAATGCATTGGCTAACCCGCATGATCGTCGTGCTCAAGAAGCCGCCGCTTTTGAATTTGAATGTTCACGAGCTGCTGCTGAGCAGTATGGCCGATCTGCACAAGGCATCATGTTGCCTGCTGATGTGCTTCGTAACTGGAAGCGTGATCTTAATTCAACTGATGAATCAGCATTGTTCACGGATGATTTCCGTGGCGATGAGTTCATTGACGTGTTGAGAAATGCTTCTTCCGTCATGCAAGCTGGCGCTCGTATGCTCAATGGACTTTCTGGCGATGTTAAGATCCCCAAGAAGGCCACTGCTGCCGCTTCTAGCTGGGTAACTGAAGGAAACCCTGTTTCTGAATCAGAAATGACTGTTTCTTCTGTTTCAATGACGCCGCGTCATCTTGGTGCATTCACTGATATCACTAGACAGCTTCTTCAGCAGTCAAGCCTCAGTGTAGAAGCATTAGTTCGTGATGATCTTGCTCAAGCTATCGCTTTGGCTATCGATCTTGGCGCATTGCAAGGCAACGGAACTGGTGGTGCGCCTACGGGCATTAAGAGCACTTCTGGCATCAACACTGTAGACTTTGGTACTGCGCCTGTCTTAGTTCCTTCATTCGCACAAGTTGTGGAAATGGAAACTAAGGTTGCTGAAGACAATGCTCTTCGTGGGAACCTGGCCTACATCATGAACGCTGCAATGGTTGGCTCTTTGAAGACTACTGAAAAAGCAACTGGAACTGCCCAGTTCGTAGTTGAGCCTGGTGGTACGGTTAATGGCTATCGAGCCATCGTATCAAACCAAGTTGCATCTGGTGACGCCTATTTCGGGAACTTTGACGACTTGCTCGTGGGTTTCTGGAGCGGCTTGGATATCCTCGTTGATCCATACGCGGGTGCTACTAGCGGTAATGTACGAATCATTGCAATGCAAACTTGCGATGTTGCAGTACGTCACGCTGTATCATTCTGCCTCGGAAACGACGGCGGTAGCTAACGGGATTAGGCGGGGATTCGTCCCCGCCGCATCTTGGTGATCTATGAAATATGAAGTATTGAAAAGCTGCATCATCAATAAATCTCCATCTAAAGCGGGATCTATTGTTGATGTAACTGGCGATGAAGAAAGAACGTTATTAGCTCTTGGCCGTATCGCACCTTATTCTGAGCCTATGATTGAGAACAGATCCGTGGGTTTAGAAGATTCAGAAGAAAAGCCTAAGCGCCGTGGGCGTCCTAAGAAGGCTGACTAATGCCTGTAGAAACCCCAGAAGATAGGTTGATTATGCTGTCTGATTTTGGCGTTGATGCAACCTATACGCCTGACGGCGGATCATCTTCAGTTATCAAAGCAATCTTCTTGAATGAGTATTATTCTGTTGATGCAGGTACGGTTGGGATGGAAATGACCCAGCCTATAGCTGTAATTAGGACGGCAGATGCCCCAAGTCTAGCGCATAACGATACATTCGTGATCAGCGCAGTTACTTATAAAGCCGTCAATGTTCGTCCAGATGGGACAGGTATGACTGAGGTGGCATTAGAACAACAATGAGCCACGTAAGACAGCAAATCAGAGAACAAGTAGCGACTACAGTTACGGGATTGAGCACGACTGGATCTAACGTATTTCAGTCTAGGGTTTATCCGTTACAAGACGCAAACCTTCCAGCCCTTTTAGTATACTCAATCAGCGAAGATTCAAATGCTGATGTAATGGGTTCTACATTGGTAGCCCAAAGAGATCTAAATATCGTTATTGAAGGTTATGTCAAAGCTACTACTGATTTTGACGATACTGTGGACACCATTTGCGCTCAAGTAGAGGCGGCGATGGGCGCAGATAGAACATTGAATAATCTGGCAAAATTCAGTCAGTTAGTAAGCACAGAGATTAATTATAACGGCGAAGGTGAAAGCCCCGTAGGTGTTGTTACGCTAACTTATGCGGTACAATATAGGACAGCCGTCAATAATGCGGAGTCTAGCCTATGAAGGAATTAGTAAGCCCAGATGGGAAAGTTACGTTGTGGCCTCATCCATCAAAAGTTGAGTATTACCTAGAACGTGGCTGGACTGAACCGAAGCCAAAAAAGGCTTCAAAGAAAAAAGAAGTTGTTGAAGAAGTAACTGAAGAAGTTATTGAGAAGGAGTCTGAATAATGGCTACTCATATAGGCCGTGATGGAATCATCAAAGTAGGCGGCACATCAACTAAAAATGATGGAACCGTATTAGGCGAATTGCGATCATTTTCTATTGAAGAAACTGCGGACACTGTTGAATACTCTGCGATGGGTTCAACTGCTAGAGTATTCTTGCCAACTCTGACATCTTTTACTGGCTCTGCTGACGCATACTGGGACGAAACCGATGGCGGTCAAACTGCCTTGGCTATTGGGTCACAGATTACTATCAAGTTTTTCCCAGAAGGTGATGCGGTCGCAGATGCTGGGCCTCCAGCGGTTGCTGCTGATACGATGTATGAAGGCAATGCAATAGTGACAGGTATTACCAGGAATGCTAGTTTTGATGGAATGGTTGAAGCATCAATTACGTTTCAAGGTAGCGGTGCGCTGACAGCTTATGATTCAGTAGCGCCATAATAAGGAGTTGAAATGGCTGTTCATATTGGAAGAGATGGCGTAGTCAAGGTAGATGGAACCACTGTCGCAGAAGTTAGATCATTTTCATTGGAACAAACCGCAGATACGGTTGAAGACACAAAAATGACGGCGACTGATCGGACATTCAAAACGACATTGAAATCATTTACTGGTTCTGCTGATGTCTATTGGGACGAAACTGATGCTGGTCAAACGGCTTTGGCAGTTGGC